CGAACAAGCCAACATGGCGGACCTTGCCCTGCTCGTACAAACCCGAGAACGGCTCTGCACGAACTGCCTTTCCACGGCTGGCGGTCACGGCCTTGAACGGAGTTCGCGGCCGCGCCACGGAGATCGTCTGCTGCACCATCGCGCCTCCGAAATTCGTTTCCGCGACCACGATGTCGGCTTCATGTCGGTCAAACGCACTTGCTGCGACACGTCCCCACGTTGCCGGACCAGCCTTGACGGTGCAGTCCTCCAGCACATAGGCATTGCCATCTGTACCGAGACCCACGACTACGATGCCGATCGCGTCATTGTCTGCGCTGGCATCATCGCCGGCACCGGACGGGTCCACTGCCACAACGACGCGCACCATGTCGGGCACCTTGCCATCCATGACGCGCCATCGGTCGATGACCTCCTCCGGAAACAGTGCGTTCGGCGTGGCATCGGCGAACCGGCCCTCGAGGAACCGCGCCCGCATCCGCGCCGGCAGCGCCTCGAGCTGCGCCAGGTACTCGGTCGAAAGGTTGTCTCGGTTGTCGGTCGGATTGATCTGGAACGAGTCGTAGTCGTCCTGATTCGGCAGCTCGCGCTTCGTCTCGAGATCCTGTTTCAACACGAACCGGCGATAGGTCCAGTGCGCTTTACTCGGCGGGTTGCAGTCGTAGTAGGCGCGGAGCTTGAGCGGCTGCGGCGGACGTCCTTGGATGACGGAATCGGCCTTCTGCGCGAGCCGCGTCAGCACCATGTCAACCGATGCCACCGGAATCTGGCTGCACTCGTTGAAGTAGACGGTGGAGAACTCGAGGCCGAGAAGTTTCTCGGTGCGGTCTTTGTCATCGACGCCGCCGAACACGATCTGCGAGCCGTTTTGGAACGTGGCCACAAGGTCGGTCTTTTGTAAATCGTAATGCACTCCCGGGAAACACAGGCGCATCACTTTCGGGAACGTGTCACCGACGATGCTGGCGCGAACGTGATTCAGGCGGAACCGGAAGATGGCATGACGCGAGTTCGGAGCCTTGAGCGCACGCATGACCACGTTGCGCGTGAGAAGAAACGTCTTGCCGGAACGGCTGCCTCCGAACAGCATCAGGTGAGTGGCATTGCCAGCCAGAACCTGCTGCGCCTCCTCCTGCCGAGCGGTAAAGCTGAACGTCACAGGCGCTCGTCAGTGGTGGCGGCGATGATCTGCACCGGGCCGCCATTCGGGCCGGAAATCTCGGTCTTGTCGGCATAGCGGCGGTCCCACTTGGCCAGCAGTTGCAGCCGCGTCCATACGCGATGTTTCTGCCACGACACAAAGCCGGAGTCGATGCCACCATTTGCGGTGCGCGGAGGCTCCTCGTCCATGATGGCCATCGCATCGACCGCGATCATGTCGTGCCCGGCTTCCCGCGCGCGCGCGATTTTTTCGCGCAAGCCGTCATGTCTGTCCATCCATCCGTACCACGTTGTCAGTCCGATTCCCATGTCTCTGCACACTGCAGCGAGCGGCTCGCCATTCGACACGCGAGCGCAAACCTCGTCGGCAATTTCCGGCGTATAGGTCGATCCGGAGCCGAACGGTCTGCCGGTCTTGCGCTTTACCTTCTCGGTCATCGTCACCTCACGTCTTTTTGACTTCGACCCACGGACAGGCGAACTTGTCGCCCTTGTGGTCCGGGTCTGCCTCGTATGCTGCTTGGACAGTCTGGCACTCCTCCAAAGTTTCCCAAGCGCCGAGCCAGTAGGCATGGCCATTGCTCACCATGATGAGCCAAAACCAAATTGCCGTTTCTTCCATGCCAACCCCCTCGAAGGTGTTACATGAACAGCCACCACGCCAGCGAAGCAATCATCGCACCGATGCCGATGAATGGAGCGATTGCCCAGACTGCGGACCACAGCAACATGCTCACGGTCATAATCAGCGCCAGCGCCAGGCTAACGGCAGACAGCGCCCATTCCAGTGCTGTCATTGTGCGCCTCATTCGCGCTCCTCGGTGGCTTCCTCTACGGCTGCATCGACTGCCGCCATGTCGGGCTGGCCGTGCAGCAGAATCGCGTTGATCGTGGACACGCACACGCGGAGCTGAGCCTCAAGGTAGCGCACTCGTCCGGCCTGAGTGCCGCGCATCTCGCTACAGTGATAGTCGCGCAGATTCGCCTCTAGGTCTGCGGTGAATTGCTCGTGAATCGCCTTCATCGTTTCCCCTTTGCTTGCTCGTGTAGCAGTTTCATCGTCTCCCGGAGCCTGTCTGTCGCAACCTTGCCGCGCAGTTCCTCTCGCTCGCGCAGTGCCTCGCGCCGTGGCCCCATAGGGTACATCAGGAGCCGTCGCGCCTCGCACTCTAGCGCCCACTCCGGGCAATAGTTGCAGACCTCCTCTCCGGTCACCAATTTGACGTTGCCCGTCGATCTCTCGCAGGCCATGCCACCGAGGCAAATTTTCACATCAACTCCATCTGTTTTTCCGGAAACCATTTTGGTTTCGGTTGGATAGAGTCAATTCTATAAGCCATTTTTTCAGGGTGAATTTTTCTTGATGCGTGATTTCTTGCGACATTAGTGCTATCAGCAGATGCCATCGGCCATTTGTCACCGCAGTGACCAAGCATTCTCATGCCGTGAATCCAAGGCAAGTGCCGTCTCGTCATGGTCAGCACTTCAAAAGCCTGGTCCATCCGCTTGCGCCAACTCTGAGAGCCGACCTGCCAATACTCGGCTGATGACCCAAAGCAGATGCGCGGCCAGTTGTCCGACAGCTCAAGAAGCCAATCCAACGACAAGCCCAGATGCCAGACGGGCGCGCTCAACTCTTTTGGGAAGTCCCAAGATGCAATCAGTTCGCGCTGTTGCCGCTCGTTGCCACCAATCACGTCAGGAATTACACACCAGTGCGGGTGTTGGACGTATTCGCTTACCCATTCCTTGAAACCGCCAATATCCAAAGGCTTGCCTGCCGTGTAAGCAGTGAACGCACCGTTGTCGAACATGATCGACTGAGCAATCTTTATCACTGCCTCGGTTTCAGATGGACATCGTTGAACGTAGGCCCAAGAAAGGCAAAAGTGACGACCCTCCATGCCATCCATCTTGGAGCGCGGGCTGATGGGGGTGCCGTGATAGTGAATCATGGGAGCAAAGCGAGCGCGCTCGCAAGGTCGCGCACAATCGCGTGCGAATGGTGTACAAGCCAAGGGCTTATCGGCGCGTTGCTGCGGTCAACCACAATTACCCGTTTTCCTAGCCGATACCCATAGAACACTTCCATGCTGGTGCCGACCGATGGCCGGTCAAAGTACACCAGCAAAGTGTCGCACTCGTGTATGTCCGCTAGGTCTTGCTCAACAATCTCAGCTGCAACACCAGCGTCCAACTCCCTGCCTCGATAATCGCGCCGCATCGGGTCAAGGCATCTTTCTGGCAAAGCCGCTTTTACTTGTTCTCGCCAAGCCACACACTCATCACCACGCCCGTTGATGGGTCCGCACAAATACACTCGGTTCACGGTCGCCCCTTCTCGCTGCCGAGGTCGCTCCACACTTCCGGCAGGCCGTTCTGTTTCAGTCGCTGATTGGCAATCTCTGTAATGCCCCACGCTTGAGCCAGACCCTTCTTCATGTGCCTGATCTCAGCCTGCGTGTATTCGTGCTTGGCGCGCCAGAACGCTGCGCCAGACGCATCAGGATAGAAATCCAACGACGCACCGATGCTCGGTCTTGCCACCGTGATGCGGGTCGGCCTCGGCCCCTGTATGCGCTCGTAGACCCACATGGCAATGGACTCCATCGTGGGGCTGGCCATGATGTCGTTGAGATGCTTGTGGTCCAAGTCGGCCTTGATGAAATCGCAGAACCCTGACAGCAAACCGAGAGGGGTCGGATTGTCGGGATGAGTCTCGACGTAAACCGTAATCAGGTAACTGTGACCGTGCATGCAATCGACGCCCAGGGGGTCAGGAAGGACATGCGACGCCTCTACCCAAAACGACCTAGACAGTTCCATCACGCCGGCATCTCCATCGACTGCGCCATCTGTCCAATGCGTCGCTTGAGTTCTGCGGCGCGGCGCTGTGCATCCTCTGCGGTGACCGTCTGTGCGCCTGGCGCCGGCAGTCCGCCCATGCGCTGCGGCACGATGTTCGAGAGTTGGCCTGTCTCGATGCCTTTGCGCGACTGTTCGAGCGCGCGCTGCCACCTTGACCGGATG